TCGCCATGAGGGACGAGATCCTTTGCACGGAGCAGAATGTATCCGCAGTTGATGGCGTGACGCACTGATAGCTCCTTGTAGCCAACGACGCGCGCGGCACAAGCAAGAGCCTGCGTGAGTGTTGTCTTTAGTTCGGCTGCACAAGCCTCGGCATCAACGAGCTTTTCATGGTCGAGAGCAGGACTGATAATGGCGGTTTCTTCGATTTGCATAATTCCTCTTTATTTTGTTTGTGTATTTTGAGCGCGCGTTCGCGGTAAGACTCACGCGCGGATTCTGATTTCATATGACGCGCCGGACATAATCCTAACTCGTCCTTGATCTGCACGATTATTTTACTGATCGCCGCTTTTGTCACGTTATATTTCCGCGCGATGTCTGTCTGCGATTCTTCTTTTCGGTTTATTAGCGCAAGATAGCACTCAGCGCGCATCGCCGTCTTCCTGTCGTGCGAGTTTTGTAGAGCGTGGAGCAGCCGGATCGCGGCCTCGTTGCCGGTAGTCACGCTGCGCTCTCCATGCTCTTGCTCCTGCCAGTCGCGGAAAAACTCATGGAACACTCGTAGACTCCACCAGTTGAGCAAGTCGGAAAAGCCGACAAGCTGCAATGGGAGTTCGACGCGTGCTCGAGCGTCTAGAAAAACGTCTTCTGCTGTGTCATGTGGCAATTCTGGCCCACAACTCGGCTCATGGATGGCAAATGGGTCATGGAATTTCTGCTCTCGATCCACGATTTGACCATAAGCAGATTATTTGTTCTTGGTCAAATGTGATGTTAAAGTTTGCCATGCGAGCGCAGCCACTGCTGGAACTTGGGCGTTGCCAACGGCTGCAAGTCTGTCCATTCCTCCGGCCATCCTATCATCCAGTCCCAGAATCGCGGATTCAATCTGCCGTCCATCACTCCACGGCCCTGCGCCAGAAAAGCAACCTGTTCGGCTAAATTCCCCTTTGGATGTTTGCGGTAGCGATCCGCTAACGAGCTTGACCGGAAAGAATACCTCTTTTTGCCGTCCGACGCACTTGGCGTAAGCAACCAGAAATACTCTCTCGCGGTGATGCGGGGAACCTGCTGCGGAAGCTGATAACACTCCCCATCTCGCATCATACCCCATCTCGGCCAAGTCTCGGAGAACGATTCCAATTCCTTCATCAAGCAAGGCTGTGACGTTTTCCACCAGTGCGTATCTGGGTCTAACTTCACGAATAATTCGGGCCATTTCCCGCCACAGTCCCGATCTTTCTCCATCCAGCCCATTGGCCACAAACCTTCCGCCACTGTCGTGTGTTTTTGCTCGGGATATGTCTTGGCAAGGAAACCCGCCAGAAACCACGTCAACAATTCCTCGCCACGGCTTTCCGTCAAAGGTTCGCGCGTCATCCCAGACGGGAAACGGCTCCAAGCATCCGTCGTTTTGTCGCGCCACAAGAACGCTTGCGGCATAGGCGTCGTATTCAACGGCGCAGACTGTTCGCCATCCGAGCAGCTTGCCTCCGAGTATGCCGCCGCCAGCGCCTGCGAAAAGAGCCAACTCATTCATTCTCTTCCTTCCTAAATTTCTCCCACCGAGCCAAAGCAGCCTTCCTCGCCTGCTCCGTTGTTCGAGCCTTGCGCGGCCCGGTTGCCAGACCTCCGATTGCGCCGAGTGCGGCGGCAGCGGATTTTACGGCGATTGGTTTTTTGCAGTGAGGGCAGTTCATTAAAACAATTCGAGTTGCGACTTTGCATTTTTTAGATTCTCACAGGCTTGGCTGAAATAACTATGCTTCAATTCGGATCCAATGAATTTGCGGCCAAGTCTTACGGCCTGCACTCCCTCGCTGCCGATTCCTGTGAATGGCGAATAAACCAAATCGCCGGGATTGCTCCACAGCAAAACTGCGCGGTCGATAACGTCGAGTTGCAATGGGCAGATGTGCCTTTCGTCGGCGTGATCTCTAGCTCCGTCTCTGTTCAACACTCGTCCTTGGTCAACAGTCATCCATACCGGAGATGCGTATTCCTGCCAGACCTCTACCGGGAACGTGTCTGGCGATTTGGTGACTGGCTTGGGGTTCTCTCCAGGCTTTTTAAAGACGAGCAGATAGTCAGCGCAACCAACGCGCGAATCGCATGAGTCCGCTTTGAGCGTCTTGTAAAGCAGTCCATGCGCCTTTGTGCGCTGCATTTCCGTGACTGGCGACTTCCAAATACAGATGCGAGAATGGAACAAAAAACCATTGCGCCAAAACGCACGGATGATTTCTCCGCTGAAATCTTGGAACTCAATCTTTCCGTGTTTCCATTTTGTCGAAATGAGATCGACGCAATGGACGGCGACCTCGCGCCCAGGAACCATGACGCGCGCAAGTTCTTGAATCAGAAACTCGAAATGCTTCGTGAACTCATCGAGTCCAGAGCAATTTCCCATATCCTGCAAGTCGTCCGAATATGTGAAGAGATCAGCAAACGGCGGCGAGAACACGGCAAGATCAACCGATTCATCTGGGATTGTCTTTGCAACGCGAACGCAGTCGCCATGATGCACCTCCCACGAGTCTCCCTTTTGAATCTCTATCTCTGTGTTTTTCTGTAGTTCTTTGATCCGGTTCTCCGCAAATGCTTTTGCGGCCAGTTTCATTTTCTCTTGCATTGTTTTGTGTTGTTGTATTTTGCGATTGATTGTTTGTGTGATAGCTCCTTCTGTTTTTGCCTGTATCACATAGGCATTCACTTCTTTGGTCTGACCGAATCGATACGATCTCCGAAGTGCTTGGTAAAAATCCTCAAACGAATAGGACAGTCCAACAAAGGCAATGTTTCGGCAATGCTGCCAGTTTAGCCCAAGTCCGCAAATCGACGGCTTTGATATTATTACGCGCGCCTCGCCATTTGTGAACAAGTCGATCCTGCGCTCTTTTTCCTTTGGCTTGTCTGATCCGCGCACCTCGATGGCTTCTGGAATCAGCCGGATCAAATGGTCTGCCTCGTCGTTGGTATTACACCAGACAATCCACGGCTCATTGTTTGATCTAACCAAGTCAGCAACGCGCTGAGATCTTGCCTCAGAAGTTAGGCGCATCTCCTTATGCATCGTTGTTGCCGACATTGTAGCGTGGCGAAATAGCTCCTCGCCGGAGTCGTCGCGCTCATCAACGTCAACAATCTCGGAAACCATATTGAGTCCAGGCAAAATATATCCCTCGTCGCTGAATCCAAGATCGGAAGGCTTGGAAACGCAAGCGGCCCATGATGCCAGCCATTTCCAAAACTCTCCCTCTGCGTGTCCTTTGAGTCTCCAATCTCCAGTGTTAAAGGTATCGTTGATAAAGAACGTCGCCAACATTTGCGCCGGGGAACAAACTCCAAGGAAATCGGCATGCTGCCCAAACTCCGTGTAATCGTTCGGGCTTGGCGTTGCAGTGCAGCACAAGCGATACGGCGTATTTCTGAACGCCTGCGTCAGCATGATGCGCGTTTTTCCTGTAAAGTTTTTGAGAATGGACGATTCGTCCAAAACAACTCCGGAAAAACACTGAGGATTGAAGTGCTCTAGCTTTTCGTAGTTTGTGATGAAAATACCAGAATCAGAAACATCGGACTGCGAATTAACAACAGTTGCGGATATTCCGAATTTCTTACCCTCTCCGGCAGTCTGGTGAGCGACCGCGAGTGGAGTCAGAATCAGCACTGGAGATTGCGTATGTTCGGCAACTTGACGCGCCCATTCTAACTGTTGCAGCGTCTTGCCAAGTCCGCAGTCCTCGAAAAGTGCAGCGCGGCCTTGACGGACGGCCCACCGGACAACGCTCTTTTGCCAGTCAAATAGTGGCGCAAGAATAGGCAGCGGCTCAAATCCTGCGGCCTGCGCGGTCTTGACTTTTGAATCAATGAAATCGTCGTAGGTCATGGTCAAAATGGGGTTGGGCACGAATAATTAGGAGAGCAACAAATCGCATCCGAGTCGTCATCAAAATCGACGGCGATGATATTTGTCGGCTCGGCATCCGGCAAGTCTACGCGATGCTTTGGCTTTGGTTGTCGCGGGAATGACAGGATCGTCGCGCTCATTCGCGTCCCTCCCAAAATGCCAACGCGAGCGCGGCAGGGATGAGGATGAAGCTGAAGGCTTCTAGGATTGTTTGGGTGAGTTGCATTGTATATTAGTGTGAAAAAATTCCTATCCATTCAAAAGTCTGAGACATAAATCCCCCCATAAAAGAACCAATGCACATAAACATGAAATCACGCGCGTTCATTTGCACTCCAGATCCGCATGACGGGCTGCGAATCGATCGGCGGCTTCGGTATTTCCTGCGGCCAATGCCATAAAGTAACCAGCAGCTAGAACGCGCAAGGTGAGCTGTTTTCCGCGATAGCCTTGGGAGGCGAAAGCGTTAATAGTATTTTTCATTAAGTTGATTTCGGTGGTGTTGGTTTTCATTACTCCACCACTCTAGCTCAACCGATTGCGCTGTAAAGTATCTTTTTGCATTTTTTTCAAAATAGTCACAAGACGCTGATCTCTACTCTGTTAGGGATGCGACTTGGCGCGGTTTTTCGGCATTTGTCGTGAGCACTCGCGCGAGAAGTGCAGCGACAACCTGCATCTTTTCGCAGTCGCGCAAGTGGTTCGCGCGGCCTTTGACGACGACCCAACGCGCGGAAGTCACCCCGGTGACTGCGTTGCGAACTTTCTTTTTAACAGTGCTTGCCATGTGACTATGCCAGTCCACCGGAAAGTCTCGCGGGTATTCCCATTGCGGTGGATCGATGCGCCGCAGCGCGGCAAGGATATCCTCGCAAGTTGGATCGCTAAATTTTATGACCGGACAATTCTTGCGCTGCAA